TTGCAGGAGTGAGCCGCCAGTATTGCTCCTCGGTCATCCCACACTCGACAATTACAAAAGCGAGCAAGCCGAGCCAGTCCCATTCCTGGGGCTGTTCGGCTACTGTTTTTTTGCTTTGGCTTCCGACCTACTGTTAGGCAACTTAGTAGCGTTGGTGAATGCCTCTCGAATCACGTTGCCGATGTAGGACATCTTGTCCATCGTCAACATCTTACCAACCTTCTTAAGCCCAGCGGCAAGAGCTTGGTCCGGCTTCCCATTTACCAGGTCGCCATCCAACTCCTCGTGGTGAGTAATAAGCCCGGCCCACAGGAAATAGAGCAGTTGCTCTGGGTTCATGAAGTCGACCTCCCCCTTGAGCGCGTTCAAGTTGGCTACCGTCTTCAATTGATAGAAGGCGTAAAGATTGTAGATGAGCTCGTACTGACGCCCGTCCAACTCAATAATCACGCCGGGGAGTGCTTGGTTCTCCGTCATGGCTTCTGTCCTTTATTACGAAATTGTGATGGCTCCGTCGATGTTCAACTGAATCGAGTAGACGTTAAAGCCGTCAACTTGCCCAGTGTAGCTAGCCTGAATAAAAGCACCGAACGCATACTTCTCGGCACCCGTATCAGTAAGAACCATCTCGAAGTTCTTCTTGGCTCCATCCTTAGCAGCCAAAACAAGTGCTGCATGGTTGGTGTCACCTGAATCATAGTAAAGGTCGAAGCTCACCGGAGTCTTGTCAACGGTCGAGACCTTCATGAATGTGTCGTTGCTGCCGTGGTGACGAGCTGAAATCATCTGAGGAGCGAAGCCAGGACCGTTTGGTCCGTTGTGCACACCATCAATTGCCGAAAAGACTTCGGGAGTCGCCCCGTTGCCCAACTTGATAACCACACCATGCGCTGCGGTAACTGCTACTGTCATATTACGCTATCTCCTTGTGAAATATCTCAACATCTACCGGTATTACATACTCGCCTGTGTCCAGGTCGAAGGCATCCTGAGTATTGACCACTTGCGAATAGTAAATCGTTTCACTTCCCTCGGTGCCGGCCCAACCGTGCAGACAACCCAGAACCGCCTCCGATAGTTGGAGCGCCGCCGTTGGCGTTTTCGCCCAACAATCGATTTGAAACCTGCTCAACGCCGAGTTTGTCGTCCCGCTGTGGTGTAGAGCTCGCCCGGATGTCCCGACTCGCTGGTACACTACACAGGGAAGAACGACTCCCTGTGATGCCTTTTGAGGGTACACCCGAGCCCCGACAATCGCCGATACCCCTGGGTTGTTTTTTAGGCGCGAGTATAAGGCTTCGTGAATCATTTCTCCGCGGCTCCCTGCTGATTTGCCTTGTCGACGGCTTTCGAGACCTCCTCAACGACGGTCCCCTCAAAGGTGTCGACGACTTGGTCAAATTTGTCTTCTGTAGCTCCACGCATGAAGGCTTTGCCCTCTACCACTCCACGACTGGTCCGCTTGCGCTTCCTTTTTGGCCCGTGTCCAGTGTGCACGAACCCATATTCGACGAGGTGCGCGTACCACGCGTCGCGACCACCTGCCGTGACCTGTGCCTGATTAGGGTTGTTTCGAGACCGCCGAACCTTGATGCTATCTCGCAGCGTCCCACTGTCGACCGGGACCCGTGTTAAAATCTCGTCCCGAACTATTTCCGCGCTTTCTTTTAGTGCCTTGCGGCTTATGGCAACGGTCATTGCGCCCGGAAGCCCGTCAAGGGCCTCGCGAACAGCCTTAATCCCGGTGATTTTTATCGTCATGAACGGCTTAGTCATTCGACCTCACCACGACCTCGAGCCCCTCGGTGCGGCTCCTGTTTTCTATGGTGCGAACGCTTTCAATGTCCCAGGTGACCGCCCTAATTTTGAGTTTATGTTTCGGAGTTAGGTCGGTCCTGTATCTGAGGTAGACTGAGCCCCGTCTGAACGCGATTGGCCGGTCATTTTGCAGCGATTCGCTCCCCTTATCCTCAACAAGTTGTCCCCATACCTCGGCAACCGTGGCCCAGGTCTCGACCTCGTATCCGGTCGCGTCAGGAGCCACGCTCAATTTGAGGATTGTGACCCGGTCTCTGAGTCCGCCGCTTCTCATCCCAACCTCAGAAATCGGTATGGCATAAGAATCATCTCAAACGTCGAAGGGACCTGATACATCTGGCCCGACGCAAACGGTTCGCGGTTCTCGAACCAGTGACTTACTAGGTGAGTTATTGCGAGACGTATGGGCGAAGGAACCGCAGCCGCCGTCGCCCCGTAGCCAGCGATGAACTCGATTTCCACGGCGTTGACTTTATCTCCCTCGGTCAACGGCCAAGCTCCGTTTTCCGTGAGAACAATCAGTCCCGGCGTGCTGCGGTTATCTGTCTGGTATTCCGAGGCCGGAAGCGTTTGCAGCGCCCCGTCCTGGTCGTAGTATTTTATGTGCGTCACGCTTGCGAGCGGTGGAAAGGGAAGCTCGATTGTGGACCGATAAGGGAACTGGTCGAGGTATAGCCGCCACGTTTGGTTAACTAACGTGCGTCGCGTGAACTGTTCGACGATTTTGCGGGCCGAGGTTATGAGACCAGCAAGAAGCGCGTCCTCGGAGTTGTCCGTCACTCGAAGGTGATTCTTCACCTCGGACACCGAAACCGGCTCAACCGTGGAGTCTGTGACTAAATTGGTTTTAAGCATAATCGTCCGGTAAGAGGCGAGGCACCATCACGATGCCCCGCCTCTATTTAGTTAGGCCCGAGTAGCGAGTGCCACGTATGGTGACAGCGTGCTTGCTCCCTTGTAAGGAGTGAGCGGGCTGTTCCATGTTGGCTGTCCGTCACAACGGTAGGTGAACTTAAGCACCTGCTCGTCGTAAAGGAATCGCACGTGGATGCTAGACTGCATTTGCATTCCACCCTTCTCCACCATGAGGTACTCGCTAAGGTCTGCAAGAACCACGTCGCCAACAGTTCCAAGAGCCGCACAATTCTCAACAGGAATCACAGGACGCCCGAAGAGTGTGTTGTATGGCTGATTTGCGAACTGACCGGCAGGGAAGAAGATTCCGTTGTCGCCGAGCGTAAGCTGGAACAACTGGGTCTCCACCTCTTGGTTGATGAACCACACCGCATTTGGACGGTTTGCACCGTAGCAGCGAGAGTACATCTTGAAGAGGTTTTCCTTGTTGAGGGTTGCCGCAGCCTGACCGGTTTCTTTGGCAACTGTAACGAGTCCGGTACCAGCGAGGATGCCCTTCGGCTTGCCGGTTCCGTTTCCGTTCATGATTGCTTCGTCAAGCGCAAAGGAAAGCTCCTTCACGAATGCTTCTTCAACAACGCTCTGGAGCGCGGTCGTATCGGCAACAAGCTCGTCGGTGAGGTAAGCAGTAGCGCCCAGCTTGTAGAGGCTGAAGTTCATTTGACGGAACTTCGGCTTAGAAGCTGTGTAGGCATCTGCCTCGGCCATCCAGTAAGCGCGAACGCCACCGAATCGACTGCCATCTGCGCGGGAGGTTTCGTCGATGACGTTGACCTTGAGCCCGTTTGAGCCAGCCGAAATCGGAACGCGTCGGACTCGCGAAGCAAGAACTCCGGAGCTGTAAACGCGGGTAAGGAGCTCGTTTGCGAAGTCGGTGTTTACGAGGAAGCCACCGTCAGCGGAAACGTTCTCAGCAAGTCCCGAACCAACCCCTCGGCTTTCGCGAAGTCGTGGGTCGAATCGCTTCCCTGGTGTTCCTGCCTCAACTACGGCATGGAGGAACTCTCCAAGGTTGCCCCATGAGCGTCCCTCGACCTTGTTCTGCTCTTTTTGAACCGAACGAGTGTCATCTGCTGGCTCGTAGGTAACTGCCTTAGAGGTAGCTACTGACGACTCCAGCGAAACCATGCGCTCCTCGCGCTCGATTCGCTTATTGAGTGCGTTTACTTCTGTTTCTTTCTCGTTGAACTCCTTCTCCTCATCTGAGTTAAAGTCGCGTTGCTCTGCGTCACACTTTGCGGTGATAGCTTTCATCGAACGTATTAAATCGGCACGTCGTTGCCGTAATTCCTGTGAATTAGACATGGTTTCCCCTTTGTTTTAATTGATTGACAAGTTTCCTCGTCGCTGGGGACGAACCACGGCTTCTGCCACCGGACGCAACTACTGGGAGTCGCTGATGTCAGCGTGATAATGAGAGATTGGGGGACGGGTCGGTTTTATGTCACGACCTATGACCGCATTTTTGTTGTGTGCGATGGACTAGGCGCAAGGGGATGAGCGCCAGGTAGATTGGTAATGCGCTTTGCAATGAGTTGGGGGACGTTTTGCTTAGAGCGAAAGAATCGTAAGGCGTCTCTTTGCTCGCTCAAGGTTGGAGCGTTGTTCCTTTACCCGCTCCGACCATACCGATTGAGCCGAACGAACTCCGATTGATGTCGCTGGGTATGCCGGGAATGCAACGAGGGACACCTCGAAAAGATTCACGTCGAGGAGCTCACGGTGCTGCTTGCCCCCGCGAACGCCCCACTTATCGTTTACAGCCTCGAAGCCGAAGCTCATCGCATCGACTAAGCCTGAGCGCACCCATTCGATTGCTTTTTTTCCGTCATCGGTAGGCACGGGCGTCATACGAACCTTGAGCCCAACCTCATCTTCCTCAAGCGTTAGTGTGCCGTTTTTTGTGCGAGCTATAATCATGCCCGTTTGGTGGTCTAGGAGTGCCCGAACGTCCTGATTCACTCGGAGTGAGCGGGAGAACGCACCTGGGACGATTGATTCGGTGAACGTATCCACCCATCCCATCTCAACGCTTGGGGAGTTAAAAACTGCTGCGTAGCCGACGAGGGATGATGTACCGTCATCTCTTTGCTCTACGTCCAGTTTGTGCGAAAAGCACCGAATTTCTTTGCTCATGTGACCCCTAGTTCACTTGAACCGCTTCTTTAGCCAGCTCAATAATCAGGTCGCTCAACTCGTCGGCCGTTCGCGATTCGCCGTTCCACTTATCCAGGAAGGCGTCCACGACCGAGACCGCAAGAGTGTCGGCGTCCTGACTTTGGTTCAACAGTAGCAGCCCCGCAACAATCGGGTCGACACCTTGCTTGATAACATTTCGGTGCTGGTCAAAAGGCTTCCCGCTCTTTGCGAGTCTCTCGACAAAACGCTCAAAGGTACTCCTGAAAACAGGTTGGAATGGTTTCTCACCAACAAACGCGTCATCCTGGCGCTCGACGTGTCTTTCAATCGCGCCTTCAAATGCTGACCGCGCTTCGTCGACCGCTGTTTGGTCCCCCCCCATTTGGTCATCGTCGCTCAACGTCTCGGACTTCTCTTGTTGTGTGAGGAGGTACTCGTCGAGCTTGCTTGCATCAATCATGTTGAGGGGCAGGAGGTACTTTTCACCCTGACCATCTGGGAGCGTATCCATGTTTTCGAGCCGTCGAACGTCATCGGCCGACAACCATCCCCATTGGCGACCAACGGCATAGGCTTGGTATCGGACCGTGATGTCACCGCGAAGGAGCCCCTCGACCAAGAACTCGGAATAGTAGACCTTGCGCTCTTGTGGCGTCATGAGGCGTTGGGAAATCGCCTGTTCCCACCGTTTCAACCACGGAAGGATTGTGTGGGTGACGAACTCAAGCCCCTGATGCTCAATGTTGGAGAATGTGGCTCTTTCGAGGTGTCCAATTAGGTGAGGAGGAACGCGGAAGATTCGCGCGATTTCTTCCAACTGGAATTTTCGGGTCTCGATGTACTGCGTGTCGTCAGGACTCATCCCGATTCGGGTCCACTTCATACCCTCCTCAAGAATCATGTACTTTCGCGCGTTGTGAACCCCTCCATGCTGCCGCTGTATCGAGCCACGGAGGTTTTCCAGCGCCTCATCGCCTAATTTGCCAGGATGTTCGAGAACTCCACCGGGTTGCGCGTCGTTTTGGAACGTGCGCGCGCCGAACTCCTCGGCCGCCATCGCGAGACCTATCGTTTCACGCGCCTCGGCAATCGGAGACACGCCGACGAGCCCGTCGCTAGCGTATCCTTTAAGGTGAAACATCTGGTCGGAAGGTATAAGGATTGTGGCGCCTTGCCCCTTCCTGAACTCGTAATAGACGTCTCCGGACGCCGTCAGCTTCGGCGTGACCTTGACCGGGTTAAGAGGGACAAGCTCGACGACGCGGCCGCGGTTGTCGATGACTTTCTGCGCGTATGCGTTACCGCGGAGGAGGACGTGCCCCATCATCATTTCACGGAACTCAAATGACGTCTGCCACCGGTTGGGAGCGTCGTGTAGCAAAGCGAACAAGGGATGCGACGTCTCCCGAACCCTGCCGTCCCCTTCCCGCCTGTAGAGCACGAAGGGAAGGTGTGCGATGGTCTCGGCGAGGACACGAACGCAAGCGAGAACGGCCGCGCAACGTCGTGCCGTATCTGGGGTCACTTCAAGCCCTGTCGCTGATTGCTGTTGTATTATATCCGTGAAGTATCGCTCGTCGTTGAGCGGGTCAACGTGCCGTTTCGACGATGAAAAGATGCGGTCGAGAAATCCCATGCCCTGCCCTGCGCTCAATTATAGTGAAGAATCATAAAACGACGATACCTCTGGACTGGTAAACGGACTTGGCCGGTTCCGGAGCAATTAAAAGACGCCCAATCGCCATCACCGCAGCTACAACGCCGTCAACCCGGTCGCCTGATTTGTCCTTCACGACCTTTATATTCTCGGCTCCGTCCTTGAGGATGGCGGCATTTGACACCATCCAACGAAGAACAGGGTCGTTCCCGTGTCTCAATCTGCGCTCTAGAATCAGCTCCTCGAAAGCACGACACGGAAAGTTCATCGCCATGAGCGTCTGCGCGTGCTTGACGATGTTCATTCCATCGTCTGCAAGCTGCTGCATAAGCTCGTGAGCGTGAGCCCGGTCGATTGCTATCTCGGCGATGTCATATTCCTCCGCGAGTGCGTTAATGTCACGACGTATGATGTCGTAACGCGTCGTTTCCCCTGGGGTTGTGCTCATCCACCCTTGCTCGCACCACTCGGGATAGTTCACGCCGTCGTTCTTGTATCGTTCAAATTTGCCCACCTCGGGAATCCAATACTTCATGAGCAAGTAAACGTTCTCCTGGCCCTTTGGCATGTCAGGGTCTACGAACGCGAGAGCAAGAGCGGAAATGTCCTGTGTAATACCGAGGTCTAACCCTCCGAAGCATTTCTTTCCCTTGAGGAAGTCGAGGCTAATCGTCCCGTCACACTCAGTGTACCGCTCCATCGGTATCCATCGAGTGTTCTGCTCCGTCCATATATTCAATCGCTTCGTCTTGAAGCTGTTTTGCTTTTGCGGTGAGGCGTAAGCCTTCTGGAAGTCCTGTTTGAATCCTTCGACGTAAATAGAAATCCCCATGTTCGGGTTCGCCTTCCACCACTCGGGCTCGTCGCGCCACTCTTCAGGCTTATCCGCTGCGGCGATATACGCAAAGTAAGCTTCATTTTTGAGGCTTCCGTCTAGCAACCGGCAAGCGATGTCCCATTCCTTTTTACACGGGGATGACACGTTAAATCCCGCCGTGGTGATGGTGAGGAGGAGCGGTTGTTTGCGCGCGCCTCGAGCGTCGTCGATAACGTCATACATCTCGCTCGTTTTGTGTGCGTGATACTCGTCGATGACCCCGCAGTGGACTGAGAACCCGTCCATCGTCTTGCTATCCCGTCCCAACGGCATGAAACGGCTCGCCGTCCGGTCACACACGAAGGTTTTCTTGAACGATTTTACGTGGTCCCGCAGTTCCG